AAGAAGCAATAAACTTCTTAGCAGCAATCAAGAGACGGCGAACATTGATACGGTCAAGAGCAGATGGACGACCTTGCAATGTTTTTTGACCCCAGACACAAACGCCTGTTGATGGGAACACTGCGATAGGATTGATTCGTGCCTCATAAAGTGTATCACGTTCAGCGTGAGTCAAACGAGATTTAACTTCAACCACCTCTGTCAAACCACCACGATTCAAACCAGCAGGAGCAAACCATTCTGCAGCAACACGGTCATTGAACGCAATAACACCAGGAAGAACAACAGATGGTGGAACCCAAATAGGTTTGTTTCTGTCAAAATCAAGAATCTTAACCCAAGGATAATAAGTAGCCGCATAGTTACTATCAAATCCTTCTGTTGTTGCAACAGCAGTTGAGATATTATCATTTATACCAACAGAATCCATTACATAGAAAGCATCACCGCGATCCTCACACATATCTTTTGTATAATTTGTTATAGCAGAGTGTAATGAGTGAAGAACACCCGGTGTTACTATCATGTTAATATCAAATTCATCTGCATTTGAAATGGTATCAACCGCTTTCTTGTAAGAAGTATATCCATCTGCATTTGAATTTGATATGTCAAATCCTTGTGTATTTCCGGCTTCAATGTATGTTCCCAATTTCTTTTGAAGATTTGGTTTATGACCATCAAATCCACCTTGAAGTGGCACAATAAATTTACGAGAATCAAGTGCAGTATTTGTAGTTAAGTCAATAGATGAACTGTAAGCAACGGCACTTGATGGGAAACTTGCACCAGGATTTTGTTGGTAATTACCCAAATAGAAATCTACATTACTTCCAGTTGTAACATTATCTGTTATGGGAAGTGGACGCAAATAGTTAAAATTGTCTGTATTTGTGAAATCGTAGTTGAATCCCCAATATACTCGTCTGTTATATGCACCACCGGCTACTTGGTCTGCAACATATGTAGCAGCAGCAGGTTGAGTAAATTGTTTTGGAATTGGTGAATGCAAAGCACGGAATCCGAATGGAACCATGTTTGGAGACACACCACCGTTTGTTACTGCCTCAGTTGTTTCAACACGAATATATTTTGATTTATTAGAATAATCACCATTAACAACAACTTTACCTTCATCGGTGATTGTTATGAATCTATCACCAACAACTCTTGAAATAAATTTTGGTGAATTTGGATCAAGATTACACTTAAATGATTCAATTACATTTGGACGCAAATCTTCATCTTCATATGTAAATGGTGTTTGTGGAAGTTTAGATTGATCAACAAATCTAACAATAACATCAAAATCACCGTATTCAGAACCTGCGATTGTTCCTGCAGGACGGATGTTTGCAATACCAACTTTTACTTCATAATTAGAATGAACACCATGAGAAATAGTGTGGAACTTAAACAAATCAGTTGTTCTATCACCAATTCTTTGTGATGTTATCCAAGGAGTAGAAGCCGCCAAATAATCAGTTGTAAAGTCCCAAGGAGAACCTGCAGAGCCGGTTTCAATCATAATTCTTGTTGCAGCATCTAAAGCAAGTGAAGCGGATGCCTGTTTCTTAAAGTTTACATAGTTGTAAACGGCATTTGTTCCATAAGGATTGTAGCCGTATAAATCGCCAATATATGCAGTAGATTCCGGATTTATTGATGCACTAAATGCAGTTCCATTTTGATCAACAGCATTTGTAAATGCAGAGGGGTCTGTATTAAATGAACCAGATAAAGTAATAACAAAGCTACCACTATTATTTGCAGATACAGTTGTTGATTCAAACAAAGATGTTGCATCAGGCGTTGTTACAACAAATGTTGGATGTAAAAATGAAATAAGTGATTTACCCCAAGAACCAGTAGCAACTATTGCAACAGGATGCTTAAGGGAGTAACCACCAGATCCAAGAACACGAACTATTGTTGCACTACCTGCATTGTTAAGATAGTTTTTCGCTGTATATGGTAAGTATGATTGTTCGTATGTATTACCGAAATGAGTAACAAAATCACTAAAACTATTTACCAATGTAGGCACAAAAGCCGGTCCTTTAAGCGTTGGTCCAAGTAGAGCAGCACCAATGTTTCCAATTCCTTGTGGGAGGAACGAAAGATCCATTTCATTGGTAAACACTCCAGGACTTACAATTCTTTCATTAGCCACTTATTATCTCCATAAAATTATAGAATAAATCAAATTCTTCATATAAATATAAAGCAAAAAAGTCAAAATTATGATTTAGATGCAATAAATTTACCAGAATCTAGATCCAAAACACCATCGCCATATTTTTCATTTAGTGTTTTTACCAAGTCGCTTTCTTTTGTTTGTAACTCAGTGTATTCATTAAACAAGCGTTCTCTTAAATTTTTCATTTGATCTAATCTTTTGTTCAAAAGATGTAATTCTATTTCCACTTGTCCAATTTGTGCAGTAGTTCTTGCATAACCGGATTGTAATGATTTGACAGTATCAATATCTTCCTGTTCAAATTCTTTTTCAACAACTGTGTTTTCAGCATTCTCTGCCATATAAAACCTCACTTAAAATTGTAAAATATAACTCATATAAATATGTTTGTAAAATCTCTAAATGTGTTTTTAATCAGTTTCATCTATTTCAAATGTATAAACATCTGCAGATCTAGATAGTGATATATCCACCATTTGTGCAACACGGCGTCTAAATTCAGCAAGTGAATCTGATCCATCATCATTACCATTTCCGAATCTACCTCTATCTGCATTTGCTTGACCTGCACCTCTCAATCTGGAGTTCAAATCATTGGTAGTTCCATAGTAATTTACATTATCAGGATTCATCATTGAGTTAATGTCACCAAACATTTCAGAAACAAATCTAATTTTATTAGCACTAATAACTCGTTTTGTTGTTGTATCTGCACCAACATCTTTTGGTATCAGATAACCGTGAACTGTTAATTGAAATGAAGAACGAACTACGCGGTCTTGACCAGTTGTGTTGTTGTCCTCTATGGCCATTGAATCCATATATGTTGAGAATTTGTAATAGTTCTTATCACCGAATGCCTGACCATTAAAGTGAACAAATTGTTCAAGAATATGGTTTAACTGGTTTTGATATTCACACCAAACTATAAAATCATAAGTAACATCAACAAAATCGGGCATAGGAGTTAGATAATACTCATACGATGGTTTTCTTTCGTATTGAGTAGTGAATTTGTCATATGGAGTCATTCTATTGTATCTATGTTGCATAACATAGTAAAGTTGTTTTGTTGATGCAACTTTATTTCTACGCATTTCTGGCTTTATAGAAACTGCAGACCGTCTGAATGTTATCAATGGTATTATCGTTTTACCTTTCTTATCTTTTAAGAAACCGTCTTTTTGTATTGATGCCCATTTTTCAGAATTTGCATAAATAACAGGAACAACAATAGATTCACCGTTATCTTCTACACGAAGCATCATTTTTTGATCAATGAAAGACTTAACAGAAAAATCTATATCGTACAGTGTAATTGAAACGCTACGAGTTTTATCTTTATCTCTACGAGTTTGCAGTGACCGTCCTTTACCCAAATCTTGTCTTTGATTTTGTTCTGAACGAAGGTCGTCAATGAAAGAATCACGAGTTCTTCTGATTGGAGGTTTTCTATATTTTGCAGAATTAAACATTATATGTTACTCGGAATATCATTATGATCGGTTGTTATTGCCGGTCTAAATTCTTCTATATGTATTCTGGAACGTCTTGTCAAGTGAGTTGTTGCTATTATGGAAACATTATGTCCCCATCTTTCAGTAGCAAAAGAATAGTCAGGATTTTTTCCACCAAAAAATTGATTTTCTTGAACACCATCTATTTCCCACCATTCTCCGTTATATTCTATGACATCACCAACTTCAATGAAAATTTCAACATCTTTCAAAAATTCTCGAATAAATGCAAATGTAGCTGCCTGTTGAAAATCTTGACCAAATTCAGTTCCCTCATATGTTTGTGCCTGATAATCTATCAATGCCGGTATTTTAACAGGACTATGATATACTTTTTTATCAGATTCGTTATACAGATTTGTTTTTGTGTTTTCAATGGAAAGTTTATAGACGGCAACTTCTGTGTCTATTATGTCCGCTATCAATTCCATATTAAATTTATGAACAAGACCTGCATCTCTTTGTCCGTGAAATAATGGCATTTTTTATCCTATGTAAATTGCTAAAGGTGTTCCATTAAGACTTGCAGCCAATGCCTCAGTTTCTAATCTTTTTGCCTCTAATAATTTTGAACGAGTCATTGTATCTAACATTGTTCTTAATTGATCAACCAATGCTTGTTTTTCTGTTCCAGCTGCACTCAATAAATCAGATGCATTCAATGTTGTTTCGCCATTTGGTATTGGAATACTACCGTATTTACCACGAATATATCCCAACATTTCTTTTGCCAATGCCAAACCGAATGAATATATCCAACTTTTACCAACCGAATTTATTTGTGAATATGTCATAAAATCATAAGGAGCATTTGACATATCTGAAACTTGTCCGTTTGGATATTTTAGTGGATTACTCCTTTCTTCTTTTACAATATATTCAATCCATAGTTTGTAATCCTTTGTTGGAACAGGAAACATACGAAGTTCATTGTTTATCAGTTCAAATGTAAATGCAGATTTACGCATCATGTCATTAAATTCAATCGCTTGAACACGAAGTAAATCGGCATACATTGGCATCAACATAAATGATACACCGGTAGAATATGCACCAAATCCAAATGTATCAAGCATTGCCTGATTACCTAAATATGGATCATAAAATCTCATTGAAGCTGGTGGAGAATAATGATGAACTCTTTTTATCTCAATGGAGCCGGTTGGAGTTTTTACATTACGAATCAATGCATCTAAATTGTATTTCTGTTGTCCTGTTTTTATGTCAATAGATGATGAATAAAAAGCAACGTTTCCATTTGTAAAAGTTTCACTACCATATTCTGTTGCAAGTTGTATCATACCACCCATATTGGTAGATATATTTCGTTGTGTAACATTAGAATTTGTTGATGAACCCATCAGACTCAATAAATTTTGTTGTATATTGAATTGATTTACATGATAAGAATACTCATAAATGGCTTCTTCAAAACAAGTATAAAAATTAACATCTTGTAATTCTACATCTACAAGTGGATAACCCAATCGTTTAGCACACCAATCTGCAAAAGGATCTACTTCTGCTTGAAAATGAGCATCATTATCAAATGTTCCAAACGGTGTGCTTCCAGTTGTAAAACTTGAACTACCAGGCCAAATAGGAATTTCGGTCATTTATCTCTCGGATTTTGTTTCTTCAAAATACTTTAATATATCATCAACAATAGGATGACGGTGATTTGTTTTTAATTCATAAACCCCCAATCCTTGTATCTTATCTTTCATATTGAATAAATATGGAAGACCGGAATCTTTTTTCTGTTTCAAATCTATCTGTGATATATCACCAGTTAGCATCATCTTTGAATTGATACCTAAACGAGATAATATCATTTCCATCTGTGCCTTTGTTACATTCTGCGATTCATCAACAATAACACAGGCATTTACAAATGTTCTACCACGAAGAAATGAAATAGGAGCAATTTCTATTTTATCTTCAACCATTAACTTTTCAATTTTTTCTTTATGATACAGTTGAAACATATTCGCCTGTATAGGAGACAACCAAGGATCCATTTTTTCTTTTATATTACCAGGAAGAAATCCCAAATCTTCATTAGATACAGTTGGTCTTGTAATTATTATTTTTTCAACTTCACGGTAAAAGAAACATTCTAGAGCAATTTGTGTTGCCAATAATGTTTTACCCGAACCAGCTTTACCAACAAAGACTGATATATCATCACGAAGAGCATCTGCCTTTATTCTCTTTTGTTCTTCGTTCAATGTTAATTGAAACTGTATTTTATTTTTTATGGTTTTTCTTCCTTTTTTTATTCCTGATGTATTTAGACTTGAACTTTCTTCTTCACTCAACAAATGTTCTCTATTATCTGTTTCCTCGTTATGTTCAGAACTCATAATGGCTCCTATAATAATTTAGAAAGGGTGTCTCCCATAGATTTTACGTCTGCCTCAATTTTGGAAAGTATGTTATCCAATTTTTCTGGCTTATGGGTCCATTCAAAACCTACAATGGCAATAAATTCCGAACCTTTTTTTATCGGATATACTACCGCTGATTTAGACCCTCTCTGTGAAAAAAATGCTTTAGTTATTAAGTCCTCTATATTATCTACAACAGGATATACCGCCTTGTGATTTATTACATCTTCTACAAAGTTGGAATAAAGTGACATCGGTAAGTTTTGATATTGCTTAAACTCCGTGCTAACACCTTCTTCGAGTGACTCGAATGATGTTGAGAGTTTGGTCATAGATTTGCCTGTTTTGTATTTACCACCGTTGTGTCTTTGAAGAATGAATGCACGCTGACATTTGTATTCTTCTAACAGTTGGTCTAATATGGTTTGGATTAGTTTGGAATGAGAAATCTCTCGGTCAATTCTTCTTTGTTTGTATTCACCGTATTTGTATTTTAGGAACCAAGATAGGAAAACACCGAGAAGTGTTGCTAAACTGGATACCGCCAATTTTATTATGTCAATATATTGAATTTGAGTTTCCATTTGTAATAAATAGCAAATATGAAATAAAAAAGGGTGACTAATGCCACCCTTTGTGAAAAATTATTTTAATCATTATTTTTTAATATAAAGAAGATTACCTTCACTTATTTTGAATTTACCATTTGGTGAGTATGACTCTGCCTTTTGTTTATCAACAACATCCACTAAGTTTATCAATATATTAGCAACAGTCCAACAAAGCAGAGCAATATGTACCACTTTAACAACATCAACTGCAATCCCAACTCCCGGAAACAATGTTTTTGCAACAAATTCAACTGTCATGTTACCCGTATATTTTTTTACAATAACTTCCATTATTTCACCAAAAAGTGTACCGAGCAATTCAAATCCGTATGTTCCAGGACCACCTAATGTTTTGGTAGCGGTTGAGAATCCTGCAAGTGCCTTTGGACCTGCCCATTTAGCAACAACTTGACCTAACTTGGCAAATGGAATAAACACCCATTGTATCAACTCTATTGCATAATGAACAACTTTTTTCAATGCAGGATTTTTTATAGCATCATCAAGATGTTCTACCGCATGACCTTCTGATATGTTATTTTTTCTACGATTTCTTTTCAATAATTCAGAGACAACATGATAGTCTGATAATAATGAATTTCTTTTGTTCATAAAACTTTCTAATTGAGGTATTGCCTGTAATCCTTGTTCGGCTGCCTTAGGATCAACTTTTGGTTCTTCATCAACAGTACCATTTCCAGCCAATACATCCTTTTCCCAAGTTGGAGCAACAACCCAATTTTGATACCATGATGATTTCCACCATACACCAGTTTCCTTTAATTGTTTAAGCTCTTTAACAAAGTCTGGATCAGCAATAACTTTTTTATCCTTCATCTTATCAACCATTTCTTGACCGGCATTTCCAACATTTGCACCGATACCGCATAATTTAAGTAAACCGTTTTTAGCAGAGTTAATTACTTCTTGTACCAATTCTTTGAACTCTGCCCATATGGATTTGAGTTTACTCCATCCGCCAGTTATTGCTTCTTTTGCCTTATCACCAAGTCCCTTCAACCCATCCCAAATATCACCAAAAAATCCCTCTTTTAATCGAATATCCATTTCATTTGATTTTGAAATTACTCTAACATTTTCATCAAGTGTTTTAACTGTATTTTCTGTTAGAGATGTTGTTTTTGTTTTTGAAAATAAAATTCTCATTGCCTTTTGTTCATTCAATGTAAAAACTCTGGATCTAATCAAAGCGTTTATTGCTCGTTCATCAAGAGTTATTGCACTGTTTTTTACAGTATTCATTCTTTGAATTGTTTGTCTTTGTGACATAACTTCATTCATAAGATATTTTAAGGAATTTGTGTTTTTGGATTTCATAGTTAATTTTCCGACTGTGTAAGAATAATACATTTTCATTAGATAAATATCTATCAAAAATAAAAAACCCCATGTAAAATACATGAGGTTCAATTTCTTAACATTGAGGTAAAAATTACTTCAATTTATTTTTAAGAATACCTTTCAAACTTTGTTCTACAAGTGGTCTCAATAAATTTGAAAGTTTTTCTTGTAATCTTTGTTTTTTAACTTTTCTCAAATAGGATTCTTGTAATCTTTTTTTGTTTTTGTTATTGTAGTCTTCTAACATTTTTATAGTTTTATTTGACATTTTTTTATTACCATTCATCACCGCATGATATTTCATCATGTTGCCAATAACACTTTCCATCTTTGATTTTACATCATCTGAATATGGTGGTTTAATATCTACTTCACCAGCGGCGATTGATTTAGCAACTGCATCAACTTCTGGTCCATTTATCACTGGCATTTCAACACGTGCTGGGGCACCTGGCATAATTGTTTTTGGTAAAGCATCTGCATTTTTCATAACAGTTTGTTTACCCTTTTCAAAATCACCGCCACCCAAAGTTTCCATTGCCTTTGTTACATCTTCTGGAGTAGTTTTGTTACCTTTATCATCAGTATATCCGTTTTCTTTCCATTCATCAATCAGTTTATCAAAAACACCACCTTTGAAATTTGCAATGTTTCCTTTTCCTTGATTTCCACCACGACCAAATTTACCAACTGTTACAACATTCAAAGCACTTACTAATGCTTTACCTGGAAGATCAATTTGTGTTGCTATTATATTAGCTCCGGGATCTGCCAAAAATGTTGCTGCCCATCTGTGGTGGCCGTCCATAATATAGAAATCTTTTGAAATTATTGATTCCAAATTTCCAC